TGAATGATTTGGTTGAAGAGATTATTGCTGAGATCAAAAGAGATATTGACATAGACAATCTTATGGCTCTACAAGAAACCTTGACCAAGCTTTTGAAAAATGCAGACAATAAACACATACTGACTCGCTACCTATCTGAGTTCCCAGAACTACGAGAAGAGTACAAGGACAAAACATGAATGACCCAGTAAATCCAAATCATTATAAAGATGGCGATATAGAATGTATTGACGCCATTGAATCTAGTATGACACCAGACGGATTTGCCGCTTATTGTAAAGGCAACATACTTAAATACATATGGCGATACGAAAAGAAAGATGCACTAATTGGCTTAAAAAAAGCCAGGTGGTATTTAAATAGATTGATTAGTCTTTATGAAGATTAATAAAATACTCAGCCTCTACAACAGCTAAGGTCTTAGACCTATTCCTTTTAATAATAACTAATGGTTGATGAACTCCGCAATTAGCCGAAGCTTGATCATAGGCCTTCCATATATTTAAAGCTTCTTGGCATTTACACTCGATAGAATAAGGAAAGGCATCTCTTGCCTCTTTACTCATAATTACATCTTCTCCACCAGCACCCATTGATGTTGATTTAACATTTTCTGGATGTATGTCTAGAAGTTCAATAAGTTTGTCTCTAACCCACTGTTGGAGTTTGCGACCTTTTTGTTTTGCTGATTGTGGTTTCATAATAAGGTGCTAGGTTGGGATTTGAGGTGTATTTTACGGAGTACATTTCACCCTAAAGACCCCTAGCGGAGCCTATATACTTATAAAGAAGGCTTGTCAGATTCTCCGCTATCTTCTTGTGCCATGCTTGGCGGTACATCCACTTTTTTAGGTGGTGCAAGGCCATCATCTTTAGGAGTTCTAAAAGCTACTATCTCATTAGTAGTTGCTTGGTACGCAGGATTGTCATTGTCACTATTATCTTTTTCAGAAAAAGTACAGATTAAAGACTTACCTTGTAGATCTTCAGCATTTTCTGGAGGTCTGCTAAGTCCAAGACCCTTCAAGAATAAAGAAAAATCGCTCTTTGCATATCCAGCAACTTCTTCGTTAGGGTGCCATAGACTAAAGTATTTCCTAACAATCCAACCATTAAACTTTGGCTCGTTATGTACTTTTACTTCTAGCTTAATGCTATTGTTACCAGCAGCAGATACATGCTTTGTGCATGTCATAACAACACAATTATAATCACCTTTCGGTATGAAGGGTTCTGATTCCCCAGTTCTAGATTCTAGCGTGTCAAAATTCACATCACTAAAATCAATTTTATCAAAGTCAGACATTATACTTCTCCTTTAAATCCTAACTTGTTAATAATATATGATAGGTCAGGCTTCTCTAAAGAATCCAACTTACCACTCCTATCCTTAGCGATGTAATTAGCGCCAAGGGTTGTTTGCAACCACCGTTCGGTTGACTTTTTACCCTTATCATCTTCGACATCAAATGTTCTTAAACATAAGACTTCATCAAAGAAATAAGGAATTTGTGTAGGCAGTTTAGCTCCAACCATCATTGGCTGGTAGTGTAACGAACCTGTTGTTTCATCTCGTACCTCTTGCTGTTTAGCAATAAATACAACATGTATTGGTAGGTCCCTAAATCTACGCATAGTCTTAGTCATTATCTGAATAACTTCTCCGTATGCTTTCCTTGGGTCCTTGTTTTTCTTAAACTCATTTGCCAAAACAATCTCTGACATTTCTGTCACGCTGTCTAAACAAACAGTATCGTAGTCTAACTTACCACTTTCTAGTAGCTGTGCTATTTCTTCTATTTCAGCAGCTTCTTTGACTTCAATAGCAGTCACATTCTTAGCGTCTTTAATAGATAGAAGACCAGCTTCCATACTTATGACAAGAGTTTTGCCTGGAACGGTTTGACAGAGGGTTGTTTTACCACCACCTGATATTCCGTACACCAGAAGTTTAGCGCCCTGTGAATCGACAAGATCACTTGGGCTTTTTATACGACTTATAATATCGCTCATATATCCTCCAAAAGATAAAATATTAGTATACAGGACGAATTTTCATCTGTATACTTTTAGTTCAAAATAAATTTATTACAAAAAGAAAAATGAGTGAAGTCAATAAAAATCAATGGAAAGTGAATTATTTATACAGGCTTAAAGAGTTATGTAATAAAGATCTTGAATCTTTATACGATAACAAATTAGAGCCAGATTACAAGGAGAGAGAAGTGAAACGTATATCTTTAAAAGATTATATTGCCTATATAGGTAATGCTGGAGCAGCAAAATTATTTGAATGTTCTGAAGCAACTGCATCGTCCTGGAGGTATGGTAGGCGTCAACCATCTATAAAACAGGCTAAGAAGATTATTAAAGCAGCAGACGGTAAGCTAGACTTTGAATCTATCTATGGACCACTTGAAACTACATTTGAAGAATAGTAGAAGTGTTCAACGTCAAAGCAACAGCAGAAGACTCTGCGTTGGATTTAGCGCTTGCCTATGCGGAATCAGGCTTTAGTGTAGTACCTTTACTACGCCATAATAAAGTACCGCCAAGAGAATTAGGTAGCTGGGAAAGGTTTAAAAGCGAACAACCAACAACAGAAGAAATAACAAGATGGTTTAAAGGCCGTAACGATTTAGTCGTAGCCTTAGTGACTGGTAAGTTTCTTGTTATAGATGCAGATACTCCAGAGGCAGTCGTATGGGCTGCAAATAATTTACCTGTTACACCATTAAAGGTAGCAACTGGGAAGGGTATGCATTATTACTATAATAACCCAGAGAATTTTACAACTTATGTCGCTCGCAGAGTTGCTGGTTTTGATCCAGCAAAGTTGATTGATATAAGAGGCGTCGGTGGCTTGATTATTGCTCCATATAATATACATGCTACTGGCGCCATCTATGAACCCCAAGTAATACCAGATTGGGAATTGCATGATACAGGTGACTTGCCAGACTTCTCCCGTGAAGATTGGATTAAAGTAACTGGCGCAGATAAAATTAACGGCAAACCTATAGCTACCCCCCTCTCTCTTGAAGCGGCTGTAGAGGGAAGCCGTAATGATACTGCAGCCAGACTGGCAGGTTATCTTATCGCCAAAGGATTGAATACAGATTTTACGCAATTCTTTATACAATCTTGGAATAGGAATAACAAACCACCCCTAAATGATTCAGAGATAGCTACAACTGTTAACTCTATTATGAAGACCCATGAGCGTAAGAACCAAGCTGCTCCTAGTTACATATCTAAGAACAGAGTTATTAAAGAACCAGCAGAGTTATATTCTCCACCAGGAATAATAAAAGACATCTATGAGTATTCAGAAAAGATAGCACAAATATCTCAACCAGCTTTAAGCTTACAGTCAGCTTTAGGTGTTGGTTCTGTTGCTGCTGGTCGTATGTATAAGTCAGACATGAATAACTTTTCGTCTTTGTATTTTATGTGTATTGCTAAATCTGGCCAAGGTAAAGAAAATACTAAAACGGTTGTTGAGTCTATATTAGATAGTTCTGGTCATATTGATCTTATGGCTGGGGATGGTTATACATCAAGTGGTGCTGTTTATAGTTTATTGCGTCATAAACCGACGCACATAACTGTAATGGATGAGTTTGGTAAAAGATTAGAGAGTATAGCCAAGTCATCTAACTCTAACAAAGAAGACGCTCTGCAAGCTCTTATGGAAGCCTGGGGTCGTTGTCACGGTACTATTAGACCAGATAATTACTCTCTTATGAATATGTCTAGCAAACAACAGCAAGAAGCTATGGATAGGTCAACAATAAAACCAGCTATAACACTTATGGGTATGAGTGTGCCAAAGAATTTTTACGGTGCTTTATCTACAGGTAGAATTGTAGATGGATTTTTAAATAGGTTTATTGTTGTAGAGTCTAAGCTACCAAGAGTTGTAGGCAGAATGGTACCCTTCATGGAACCATCTCATGCTATATGTGAATGGGTTAGAAACATGCGACAGACTAAAAATGAAATGGAAGAGCTTGCTAAAAACAATTCAGAGATGGATTTTAAACAACGTGTACTTACTTTTGATAATGAAAGCAAAGAGTTATTAACTAAACTGGCTTACAAACTAATAGAGGAACAGGATCTTTTAGAGAAAGATGGTTTAGAGGTATTGTTATCTAGGACTAGGGAAAAGGCTATGAGGTTGGCTCTGATATGTGCATTAGCTGATAATCCTAAGACTAATATTATTAGAGGTGATATAACTAAATGGGCTATTGATTATGTGTATTATTACGATCAATTGCTTGTAGATAATTGTGAAGATAAAGTTGCTGGCTCTGAGACAGAAGGCAAGATTAAACAGGTGTTAAGCTTTATTAGGTCTCAAGGTGATATAGGTATCAGCAAGCGTGATATAGATAGGCGTGAGATATTTAGAAGTATGAAGTCATACGAGGTCAAAGAGATTATAGAAAGACTCAAGAACTCTGGAGAAATCCAAGAGAAGGATGTTAAGACTAAATCAACAGGTAGGCCAACAAAACGTATTGTTGCAATAGATCCTGAGTTTTTTGATGACTAAGCTAGTCCTTGAAGTCCTTGATCTATTTGATTACGTCTGTCAAATATTTCTTCGTTAGCTGGATTTCCACCTAACAAACTTCTGCTCATGGGTGCTTGATTTTGGGCGCCAAGATTAGCAGAGGTAACTTTTGGCAATTCTAAAGGTGTTACAGCTATAGGTGCTTTAGGATCAACTCCTTCATCTTCAACTCTTTGCCTAGTGTATTCAACTCCCTCTCTAATAGCATCTGTAGGGATTTGTGTTCCAACAGCTCTCCTTATAGGTTGTCCAACTCCAAGAGCTTGATATAAGTTAGGCAATTCGTTTTGCATAAATACTTTATTTGGTATTCCACCAGATAACCATTTAACAAAACTCGGTCTTCCTAAAAACCAAGCCATTCCCCTTAAAGCTCCAAATTGAGGCAATGATTGCAATGGTTGGAATATTATTTTAAATAATAATCCTTGGGTAAATAGGCCACCACCAGTAGATGCTCTTTCTCCTCCAACAGCAAACTTAGATTTTTTAGCTGCCTCTCTTAATGCTTTAAATTGAGCTTCGCCAAAAGTTTCTTTAAGAACTGCTTCTCCATACCCAGAAGGAGAAAACATAGCGTCATAAAATTTACCTTCATTAAACAATTTTTCAATAACATCATCTCCTGGTTGAACATAATCGCTTAATAATTTTCTCATTGCAGACTGTTGAAATTGTTTAAACTCTGTAGAATCAGGTCCAAGTATTTGTTTTACCTTTACAATATCTTCTGAGTTACCTGCTTTAAATAAAGTATTAACTATATTTTCTGAATCTATATTGCCGTTTTGTATTTTTTTAAATACTTCTATTTTTCCTAATTCATCTAACTCTGTACCAGCATTTACTTTGGCCTGTAGATCTTCAATAATGTTATCTACATTTTTTGTTCCTGTTAATAGTCTTTCAAGCTCTAAGTTATTACCTACTGCTACCAAATCATCTGCTTGTCTTAAAGCTCTTATTAATTCATTTTTTTTAGTAGATCCAAATAAAACATCACCCGTTGTTCCGTATCCTTCTATAGCATTTGCTATCTGTCTATAGTTTGTTTGCGCTCCAGATCTTTGTGTTTTTTGAACAATCTCTCTTACAAATTCTCTTTGTAAAACTCCTCGCACTTCTTCAGAATTTTGAAATGCTGGATTTTTTATATCTATATCCGCATTTGCTAATATATCACTTGCCTTATCATCAAGCTCCAAAGTGCTTCTTGTAGGTGCTTTAGATTTATCAACTCTTCCTGATCCTTTAACTCTAACTTTTTGAAAAGCAGATGTATCAACATCTAAAGTTTCTAAAAATCTTTTTACTTGATCGCCATTATTTTTTTTAAAAACAATATTTGTTAAAATTTTATCTACGTCATGGCCACCAGCTGCAGCATCAAACATTATTTTTTTAACTACATTTTGGTCAAAAGCTTGCATGCCTGATGAGTAAAATTTATTAGCTATTTTGATTGAAGATATTTGAGCTTCTATTTTATTAATATCTATTTTGTTATTGTTGGTAATATCAGCTATTACTTTTTGATGATAAGCCGCATCTCTTTCAAGTTGCTTAACGCCTTGTAATGGAGATACAAAATCAGGATCATTTACTAAATTATCAAGATTAGTTTTTATTGGATTTATTTTTGCTATAACATCTGAAACTTCTTTTTTAGCTTCTGCTACTCGAGTCATACCAAAATTATTATCTCGAGCTAATTCTACACCTAATTCAGCATCATTTAACTCTTTTAGCAAGGGATCTAATTCATCTGTTAATTTTTTTACCGCTGTTTTAAAAACTGGTGTTTGCATATCTAATAATTTTTTAGCAGCTATATATCCTTCAGTTCCTGGAGTGGCAAGTTGACCTAAATTAGCTTTTGATAAACTTTTTAATTCTTCTATTTGAGCTGGAATTATATTATCTATAGCATCTCTAGATTCATCTAAATTTTTTGTAAAAAACTTTTCTAAACTTTCAGCAGCAAAACCTTCACCATTTTCTAACCTGGCTAATGTTTCATCTATAATGGTTAACATATCGCTTCTTTGAGAACTTCCTAAAGATGCAAACTCTGCGCCAGCTTCTGTAATTCTGTTTGCTGATGCTAGTCCTGATCTTAATTCTAGTAATTCTTGTAGGCTTAATTTTTTTCCTGTTTTATTTATTAGAGATTGAAAATCAGATAATTGCGCTCCAGCTTTTGTAGGATCTAGTTTTCCAGATGTATCTAAAACTCTAGAAGTTAAAATGTCTACATACTCTTTAAGAGGGCTTGCATCTATAAACTCTGCCTGTCTTCCCAAGCCTCCTTTAGAAAAAATCTTACTTCCCTCAAGAGCTGTACCAACTTTAGGATTTGGTATTTCAAAGAATTTACCAATTTCTTCATATATGGTTCTTTGAGTTTCATCCCAAGCTTTATAACCATTATATGTTGCTTCTCTTATTTGTTCTCCAGCTTGAGTTGTTGAGGGCGCAGAAAAAGCATCAAACTCTGCTAATATTCCATCGTTAACGCTCTTAACATTATTGTTGGCTTTATCTAATTTTACATTTAAGTCATCAAATGCTTTATTCAGTCCAGCTTTCAAACCTTTACCAGCTGTTAAATCTGCTGTCGAGTCACCATATCCAGTTTTTATAATGTCATCTATTGATGTGCTAAAGCTAGAAGACAAATCATTTGTTGATCTAATTAAATTATTGGTGTCTGTAATTAAAGAATTTCTTATACCAGTTTTTCTTCCTTGATACTTAGATACAGTTTCTGAAATACCTTGAAATAATCCAGATAAAGGACTATCTAAAGCAGATATAGCTACAGCTCCTTTATAATTTTTTCCTGTCAAAGAATCTGTTACTCCTTTTCCAGCCATTGCATCTGCCATTCTTAAATCATCCGCCCCAAGAGGCCCTTTACTTAATGCTTTTTGGCCAAAGGTATATTTTAAAAACTTACCGCCTAAACTAAATACTGCTTCACCTGCTGCTCCAATAGCAGCTTCTTTTGCTAGTATTTCTGCAACTTCGCCTAAGCTATTATCTTGCAAACCAGCTACATACTCTGCAGCTTCTTCAGAAGCTTTACCAGCCGCTGCTCCTACTCCCGTACCAGCAGAAATTTTTCCTATATCGCCAAAAGTGGTTTGTTTTAATCCAGGATATTTTGGTTTTAATTTACCTCTAGTAACAATAGATCCTGCTATCGATCCAATAATAGGTCCATATATACCAGAAAAATCAGCAAAATCATTAAAGCTGAGTCCGCTTTCATCTATAACAACATTTTTATTTGAAGTTGGATTAATTCCAAGTTTTTCTAAACCTTTTTTTGTTAAAGCTAAATCTCCTCTACTATTTCTAGTAAAACCCTCTCCACCAACAGCTTCTTCTAAAATTCTTTCTTTACCGCCCATGCTTTCCATAGCTCCAAGCTTTGCTCTAAGCCAAGGCGCATTGACACCTGATTCATAATCAAATTGTTCTTTATCAAACTTAGTCGCCATTTTTTTGGTTTTGTCATCTATAAAACCAACTTCTCCAGAATTATAATATTCTATAGCTCTAGCTTTAGCATACTCTGGATCGTCTGTATCTACCTTAATAAATCTAGCGTTTGGCAGTCTTACTTTAATAGCCATTATTGAATTACGGTTGGATCGTCTGCAATACTAACTTCGTTATTCTCTACAATGTCTGCAACTGGAACATAGTTAAATTCAACTTTCATTTCATCTAATTCTGGAATCCTGTCTGAGTAACGTCTATCATATATTTTTATATATCTTCTTTGTTCCTTTATAGAGTTGTTTAAATTTGAGGTTACGTTGTTTAATAATTCTATAATATCAGCTCTGTTTGATACTGTGCTTTCAAGATTACCAAGAAGCTCTTTAATTAAAGCTCTATCAGCATCAGAAATAGTTTTACCTTTTTCATCTAATAAATCTTGAACCATTCTAGCTTGTAAAAATTTAACAATTCCTACAGCCTTAGATCTGTCTAAAAGAGTTCCATCTTGACCAAAAGCACCTTGAAACTGCGCTCTTACCCCTTGAAAGAAACCGCCTAAACCACTAATATTTTTAGATGGGTCTAATAACATTTCTTTAAGTTCTACAATTTTACCATTTAAAAGCAGCGATCCCTCTAAAGCACCTACCTGCTCTCCATAATCTTTAATTACATTCATAACAGTAGTTTCTTTTAATTCTTTTGGAGTATTTTTTTCTGCTTCTTCTTTTAAAAATTTTGCGTATGCTAACTCTTCAGCTTCATCAGCGTCACCAACTTTAGATGCTGCATTTGCGGCTCCTATAGCAAGACCATCTGCTAAATTGTTTGTACCAGCCATAGATAAAGCCATTTCTTCTAAAAATATATTGGCGTTTCTTCCTGTTTTTTCTTTTTTTTGTTGTTGATATGCTTCAGATTGTTTTGTATCAAAACCTTGAATCATATTTATTACATCTTCAATATTTTTTATTTCTTTTTTTATACGATCATTGTCTGCTTTTTTCTTTTTCTTATCTAAATCTTTTTTATTTTTAGCCTCAAGTAAATCTATTTCAGTTTGAACATCATTTTGATTGATAGCAGTAAAAGGTAAATTTTCCTCATTATCATTATCAGGTAAAAAAGTTGGTGCTGCTAGAGTTGTTACAGCACCAGTAGTTGTTACAGCTTTTCCAAGGGGAGTAAGTTTAGTAACATTTTCTGTAATTTCTTGAAAGCCTCTTGTTGGGCCAGCAACTGAAAAAGGTAATTTTTCCGCGACATATCTTCCTGTACCTTGAGTCGTATTTCTAAACAAAGAACTTCCTATTCCTTTTAATATTCCCCTACCCATAAAAATATCAAGTCCAGGAGTAACAGCTTTAAGGCCTCCGTCATCAATAAATCTTATTGGGTTTCCAGCCTCTTCATGAATAAAAGCATAAGTTTGCTCATCTATACCGTATCTGTCTAAAAAACTAGCAAATCCAGGATCTAAATTACGAGATCCTTGACTAAGAGTAATGCTAGATTGAATATTACCATTTTCATCTGGTTTTCCTAATTGACTAACATGACCTTCATACATAGGCAAAACCTGTGATTTACTTTCAACAGATGTATTGTTGCTAGTCTTTTCATCAGTGCTTGCAGAGTTTATAAACATGCTTCTATTTTGTGGAGGATTCATTATGCTGTAGCGCCTCCACCGTATCCACCAGAAGTATTACCACCTTGTCCTTGCGCAGCTATTTGAGCTTGTAAATCAGCTATTTGTTGTTGATATCCGCTTACATCTGTAGCTCCAGGAGCGCCTTGTCCATAAGGATTAGCAAAACTTCTGTATGTACCTAACATAGCAGCTATACCAGCATTTCTAGGATCATTTGGCTCTCCATACTGAGTGTTAACATTTTTAAATCCAGGCTGATAGCTAGGCATAAATTGTCTCATATAGTCTACGGCTTTAGTGCCAGCAAATCTGTTTTGTTGATCTGCTTGGTATCTAGCATCTATGTCAGCTTGTCTCATTTGTCTAGCATCTCTGTCGAGACCCATTAATTCGCTTCTTTCATCTCTGCCATATTGTTGATACATGCCTCCTAAATTACCCATTTCTGAACCATATGAAGCATAATCTCTTCCAAGACCACCAAGATCTCCCATGACTCCTCTAAGATCTCCAGCTGTTCTTCTAGATATATCTCCTCTTCTACCACCTATACCCATCATGTCTCCAGCAAGATTTCTTCTGGCACCTGACATATCTCTACCAAGTCCAGCTTCAAATGCTCCAGCTCTTTCCAAAGCACCTCTACCAAATCTTGATTCATCTATAGCTCTACCTTGAGCTGTATCAAAACCTCTAGAACGTATGCCAGATAAAGCTTCACCTAAACCTCTACCTAAAGCAGCTCTTCTTTCTTCAGCTCCAAGCTTAGCTCTAGAACCAAAAGCAGATTGACCGCCTGATTGAATGTCTCTTGCTCTTTGGCCTATGTCGGCTATCTCGCCTTGTTTAAATACGTCATCTATTGTTTGTTGTACTACTTGGTTTTCAAAAGGATTGTTGTAAGCAGCTGTAGAACGTGGGTCAAATCCTCTTAAAGAAGCTCTTTGAAAGTCTCTAGCAGATGGTCCTTGTCTACCAAAACTTGATTGCAAATCTCTAAATCCAGCACCGTATTGATTTTCTGCTCGGGAAATATAAGGTTGTTCCATTTCTCCAGCTCTTCTGTAACCTTCTGTGGCTTCATTTAATAAACCTCTTCTATCTCCAATAGTACCCATACCTTGCAATAAAGCATTTCTTTGAAAGTCTAAATATGGTTTGTATCCACCTATGCCAGCATAAGCTCCTTCCATTGCTCTATTAGCAAATGGTGAAAATCCTGCTACATCTTTGGCTTCAAAAGGTGTTCCGTATGCTCTGTTAGCAGCTCTTCTTCCTTCGCTTAGTATTCCTTCGTAGTCTGGGCTACCAAAATAAAACTCTCTTAAATTAGGATCGCTTATTCTTTCATCTGTTGTAAAAGATTTAGCAACAGGAACCATTTGATTGGTATTGTTATAGTATTGGGGTTCTGCCATTATATTGCCTCAAATATGTTCATCAGTTCACGCATGTTTTTTACGCCTTTTTCTCTAGAAGCTTTACCACCTTTAATAAGCTCTATACCTGATTTTGTTTTATTCATACCAAAAGCACCTGCTCCACGTGTAGCTTTGGCAGTCATTACAAACTCACCATCACTTAACATCGCTGGTATATCATCTGAAGTTCCTGTTCCAGGACCTGCTGACTCACCACCATCACGCATATCTAATTCCTTAATTGCTGCGCCACCTTGA